TTATCATTATCTTAAAGAAATTATTCTTTAGATAATGGTGCAAGTACAAGGAGTACTTCCATGCAACCTAACACAATTAGTGTGAATGTTGACACCCTGAATGATGGTACAACCATAGTCGAAGAAGACTACACTCGGTATGAAGAATATCAAAACCGGTCAGTCTACATAGGAGAAAATCACTCCTTATCGGCTCGCGATATGTTGAATTTATATCGCACATTCCCGAAAGCGAATGGAAATTCTAAAGGCGTCGCTAAGTCCGCTGTAAAGCTGACATTAGACGTCGATGTGCCCGGTATTGATGGCATTGCCACTCTTACCGTGCCCTTTATTATTGACATTTCGTTTTCAATTCCTGTTGGGGCCTCTAGTGCAGCAATTTTACGTGCACGTCAAAGAGCTCTAGCACTTCTCGATTCCGATACTATTATGACTGCTCTGAATGAGCAACTCATGGTGTAAGTGGTGAATAAGTTATTCACGCTTTTTGTTGATGTTTTATGTCTGATATTGACTTTCTTATACGCCTTAAAACGGTGTATGCAGGAATTCAATAAAAGATAAAAAAGTCTTCAAACTCTTACATTATCGGAGAAATCATTTATTATGAAATGTAATAAACGAAAGAGAAGCAAGTTGACAAACAAAGTTTGTCAAATGAATTTGCCTAATGATTATGTTTGGCAAATTCTGGGCTCTTTGACCCAGGACCTTAGTCATCTCTTGACCGATAAAGAATTTGACAGGATTACATCGATTATTCGCTCTCGCGATTTCGATGCCTATCTCTCTTTATCACAGGAATGGGACTTACAGGGTATTTGTCTCATTGATAAAAACCTAGCGCAATTTCGCGCGGTTTATCAATTGACTTCACTTCTCAAGAAGTTTGATCTCCCTAACGATAAAGTCGATAAGCGTTCAGTTGCCAAAGAAAAGTTCTTTGCGACTGAAGATGTTTGTCGTGAGTATAACCAAGAAGGTTATACTCGTTTATCATGGGCTCAGACCGATGAAATGGTAAATGTTTTTACATATGCCAAATCATTTCTTGAGAAACTACTAGGGCACACTGTGCCTGATAGTAGTACTATGACGGAGTGGTCACGTCATGGCCCGGGAGCTAATTTGGACACTCAATATGGCCTTACATCATCATACAATAAGTATCATGATTGGCCCTATTCGTGTACAAGTTTGGCGGTCCCGTACGCACGGTCAGTTATTATGGATGATGAACGTTGGATTGGAGCACTTGAAGACGATTATCGCAGAAGGTATAATATACCTAAAACTGCAATACTCGATCGTAAAGTATTCTGGTCAAATGTCATCTCTATAGTACCTGGTAACCGTATCGCTTTCGTTCCAAAGAACGCTCTTACAGAGCGTACTATTGCAATCGAGCCATCTCTTAATTTATATCTTCAACTTGGTGTAGATGGATACATCCGCAGGCGTTTAAAACGCTGGGGGGTAGACATCGACGACCAAACGAAGAATCAAGAAATGGCGAGAATCGGTTCAATAAATCAAAGTAATGAAGATTTAGATTTCGTTACAATTGATTTATCAGCAGCATCTGATAGCATATCTTTAAAGGTATGCGAAAAGTTACTGCCTACCGATTGGTATAACCATCTCATTAAATTAAGATCTCCGAGTGGAGCTCTTGATGATGAAACAATTCTCTACGAGAAAATTTCATCAATGGGAAATGGTTTTACCTTTGCTTTGGAAACTGCCATTTTTACAGCGTTAGTTTACGGTGTAATGATGGAAGTAGAGGGCAAGTTTGACAAGCAGCAATGTGCAATTTATGGAGACGATATAATCGTCACCAAGCGCATCTCTAGTCTTGTTATCCATGCTCTTCACTGTTCTGGATTCGCAATTAACGATGAGAAATCCTTCTTGGAAGGAAATTTCAAAGAAAGTTGCGGCTCAGATTGGTTCCATGGAAAACCTGTTAGACCTGTATTTCTCAAAAATCATCCAAAAACAATAATGAATCTCTGGACGGATATTAATCGTCTTAAGAGGATATTATTGTTAAGGTTTGATATTGAGGAATCGAAGACCGAACAGTTAATGGACAAATGGATCCCGGATTTATTTCGGAAATACATAGGCCCGTTTTCTGATGAAGACTTTGATTCTTATAAACATACATGTACATGCCCTATTGGGGTACGTAAATATGATGTTTATAGATTCAGGCGTATCATCGTGCAACCAGTTGAGATCAAAGGGCATAACTTCTTTTTTAAGAAGCTTATGCATCCATTGAGACCTCTGCTACCACGTTCAACCCAATGGGGTGATTCCTATTGGCATGGTACGAAATTAACAAGTTCAGGAAGCGCGTTCACTATAACGAAAAGGAATTTTGTTAAAGTGAGGCAATCGTACTCCGTGTCCGATGTTTGGACATCGACGTACAAGGAAACTTAGTCGCTCGGTTTTCCTACGAGACACTAAGCTACTACCCG